AAATGAAATTAACCTAAATCAACACACAAATTGTCTTATGATTTTCAGCTTTTTCTTTTTCTTATCGTGTACCTCTACACGATACCTAAGACTTTCTTAGGTATGTGTAGTATAGCTGCTTCCCCCCCATAACTAGCTGTGTGTAAAAAAATTTTTTTTAAATAAAGGTTGTTATTATCCAGTTAGAAAGAACATACCCTCTATTGCTAGAGGGCGTTGTTCTCAATCAGAAAGGAGTAAACAATGAAACCAAGAAAGGTCGATGTCTACCTGTTTAGTATAACATACTTAAAATATAATGGGGTTTCTGTTGAATGTTCGTAGGCGAAAGGAGGGAACTCCTACTATACAAAAACCCCATTAGCTAAATACTACCATTTAAAACAAAAGGTGGTATAGTTACGAAACAAGCAAGATTTCCTTCCTGCTTTCAGAAAAGGATATTTGATAATACATATCAATAAAGTGGACTAGCAGGACCATGGTAACTAGGGTAAAAGCCTATTACTTCACATATTTATTTGTTACTAAACTTTAGTTCATTCTGGTTGGGAGGGAGTGACACAGGGTTAGCTGTACTCTCTATGTTAGTGTTAACTGAATAAAACTTACTTTAAAAAAACACCTTACTTACTGTTGTGGTACACCACTATATATAGTACCACCATATTTAGTACCTACTTAACAGCATATTCTTAGAGGGTATACACATATATAAAGCCGCCCCCACATTTAACCCCCCTATGTGAAAGCCCACCAAAATATTGCTTGTGTGCGTAGTAGATATAATCCATATTGCTACACATACTATATGTTGTGCATACATTGTGTAGTAGTACTAGATATAGTGTACCTACTTTGTTTAAATACTAGGGATATATAGTTAAATTAGTTCTTATCGAAGGCAACTCAATTAAATCTGTGATAAAGATGTAAACGAAGGAGAAAAAGAAAAACCACTGCGATTAAACAGTGGCTTTCCTTCGGTTAGTTGATTAGATGTTACATAAGATTTGTTTTCAACTTAGTGTTATGTTGTTGTAGTTCTGCAATCTTGATTTGCATTGTACATATATCAATGTTCAATAAACATATGTCAATGTTGTTACTAATCAACTGCATTTTATTTACATCAACTGAATTAAATCTTTTAGTGTTACTGTCAACTTCTGCGTTGTTGTTAAGTTCCATTCTTTCTTTTCTGTAACGTTCAAGATTTTCTTTCCAACTTTCTTGATTAGCTTTCCATGCGCCAACATCAACTGTCTTTCCATACAACTTGTTACGCATAACTCTGTTGTTTCTAGCTTGTACTTCTCTGTCTATTGCTTTAGTCATTTCTAACCAACCTTTCTTTCTTGATTAACTTTTTTCCATATTTGACCAACTGGCATACTTTCAAAATGCATACAGTCATAGCCACCACAATGACCAAGTCTGTAACCTAGTTCATCATGTTCTGCTTGATAATCTCTAACGTAGACATCATCTTTAGTGCTACGTGGATAACTAGCTAACTGTTGTGCAATTCTATTCTTAATTCTATTTCTAGGACTAGCAATTCTTTTAAATCCACAAGACTTAATTAAATCTCTAGCATAAGCAATTTCTTTACGAATAGATTTAGTATCATCAATATCTAAAATAATTTCTACACGTCTGTTAATTTTTTTAAGATACTTTCTAGCAATATCGGAATTTGCATTATCGTAATCGCAAACTTCATAATAGTTTTTGACAGCAATAACAAATTCCCAATTACTAACTAACCTACTAATAATTTTATAATCCATTTTTAACCAACCTTTCTAATTGTTAAATACATACTGTAATTATATAAAGATACTGTATATATGCAACAGTTATTTACAAACTAATAATCAAGTGTTTGTAATACATCATCAATACTTTTTCTAATCTCAATAACATACTCTTTAGCAAAACTTCCTAACTCATAAGTTCTACTTAACTCTAAATTATAAAGATTAGTTGATACTTCTTGCAATAGATTTACTGCCTTTTCTATATCTGTCATTGTTTAACCTACTTTCTTTATACTTCCACTAATTGATAATTTTGATATTCATATTCCTTATCTTGATTATTTAATTCAATAATAAGATGATGAGTTAAAAAAGTATCTTCAAATGTTTTATTACTTATTTTTAATCTTTTCCACTCATCATTACTATTTTTCTTTCTACTATCTACATAGTAATAATATTCTTTTTCCATTGATTAACCTACTTCCAAGAGTTCATCATACTGGTGTGCTGTTCTGTAATCACTATCTCTACCACAATCAACACACTCTTTCTCTACGTATCTAGTTAAAGACCAGTCGCTTACATTTTCACAATCATGACAAATAACAATCTTTTGACCATTAGTTATAACGATATTGCAACTGTAACAATTTTCGCATACTTCTATTTCTATCATTACCAACCTTTCTAATTGATGTAACCACAATAGCATACTCACAATATATGCAAACTATTGTTTACAAGTTTCTATATATTAATTGTATCGATAGTGTGTTTATGTTCTCTTAATCTCTCTGGAATAACTCTTGAATAGTTACACCAGTTACAACAGATACCATGAGCGATAGGCATAGCATTATGCTTATCATCTATCTCTCTAATAGGTTGACTACAAATTACACATTTCATAACGTGCCTTTCTCTAGCTTGATTTAAGTATATAGGTAAGAATATTTTATGACAAGTATTGTTTACTTATAATTAAGAGTGTAGTAATGTGAAAGAAAGGAAAGGAAACTATGGAACAATTAATAAAACGAGTTGAGAAACTTGAAAGCAGATTACGTATGTTAGCTACTGGACAACGTGCAATAATAGAACACTTTAGCGAAGATAATAAAGAGTTCTTTATTCATATGTTAAGTTCCTTTATGGCAAACAAACAAATTAGAAATGACTTTACAGAATACGTAAATGAAAATGCAGATGATGATGACATAAAAATATTTATGACAGAGATGAACGAGATTGCATTAGACATAGATAAAAAAGTAGATAATGAATAAGTTAGAGTTGTACTTTTGGATATTACTTCCAGTTTATATTGTAGGTGCATTAACTATTGCTAACTGGTTAGCTAGTTGGACAGACTATTACGTAAGATTATATAAAGAAAAAAAAGTTAGAGAAAAAGACAACATATAATTACAAGTATGTTAATGTACTTGTAGAAAGGAAATGATGAAAGGAAAGCATAAGGTTGGAAACACTATCAATAGCAATAGTGATATGAAATACCATATAAACAATGTAATTCCAGTTTGGTACGCTAACTTTCATCTTTCTTTTTTGAGAGATACAATAATGGTTGGTGGCTCATTACCACCTAGACACGAAACAACTACATGCAGACCACGTTAATTGTATCTCTCAAGCTACTTACACGCTGTAGCCCCTTTACTTCATATGTACGTATGAATAGTGTAAGTAGCTTGTAGCACATAAGATAGAACTAAATGACCTCTCGCTTAGACTGGTCAAAGTATGATAACGAACTAAGGCATACACGAAGTTATTTATCTCAGACTTGTGTGTTACAAGCTATTTATAAAGGATAAGCAAAAGGAAATTTGAACTTACTAAATTTTGCCCAGTGTTTAATTGCATTTGGTATATCCAAGTTCTATAAATAGCAAAACTATCTAGTTAGTAGGAGTTCTTTTCAATGCCCTGTTTTGAACTACCGAAAGCTAGATAGTTTTTTTGTACATATATATTTACAATATGCTACAATACTTATTGACAGAAAGGATAATATGTCTAAAAGAATAGATGAGTTTGACAACTCTTGGTATGAGATTGATGACCAGTTTAATACTATTGCAACTAACAATAGTTTTAAAACATCTTGGACACCAATGTCATTTAAGAAATCAAACGTAAACAAACAAGCAAACGTTACCTTTATGGGAGATAGTGTGCTTGATTGCAAAGCATATACTGGTACAGGCAAAGGTACTGTTGACTATGTAATCAAACAAGCACATGGAAACTATAAAGAGAACAAGAAAAAAGTTAACGACATAAGCATAGATGGTTTTAAAATTCCAGATTGTATTGATGTTGTTAATGATGTTTATGGTAACGCAGTAGTTATTAGTGCAGGTGGTAACGACTTACTTGCAAAACTATCTTTACTCAAAGAAAGTACAGATAACAATATAATTATGGGTATCATGAACGCAGAGTTAGATAAGCTAAGTAATGCATACGAAACTTTACTATACCAACTAAATAAAGGTGGTAGAAAGTTCTTACTCATTACTTGTTACGAGGGTAACCTAGCTTATAATCCACAACGTTTTCATAACGTAGATAATATTGCACTATCAATAGTATCAATGTGGAACGATAGACTGTACAGAATAGCTAACGTTCATAACAACAGGAACAACAGTTTAGGACAACAGTTTGATGTACTAGATACACGTACATTTATGACACCAGAGTGTTTCTATAACGAAATAGAGCCAAATGAAATTGGTGCAAAACGTATAGCAACACAAATCAACAAGTGGTTGTACAAAAACGAATTAATGTAATGTGCGACCACTTGGAATACGTAATAGAAAATGGTAACAAGTGGTGTGTAGATTGTGGCACAGCACTTGGTCAACCATTTGAATTAGAAAAGGAATAAACAATGGCAGAAAGCGAGGTGCAGTAATGGGTAGAGATATTACTGAACACATAGATGATTACGTAGAGGACAATTATGGACACACTAATTGGGGATATAAAAGTTCTTATACGAAAGAGGAACTAGCAGATACATCTAAGTATGAGCTAGAAATAAATGACAGTATTGTAATTTGGTATGAGCCAATAGATGAGGAGTTGTAATGCCTAATACATTAGAAAAAGAATACATAATGGTTACGTTTACAGAGTGGACAGGAGAATATGAACACGACACAAGCTATTACTATCCTAGAGATTATGTCAATAGCGTATTAGATGTTGACCTTATCAATGAGTTTTTTGGTAGGCAATTAACACAAGCAGATAGTGATACGTATAGAGATGATAGATACTGGGATAATGATAGAGTATTAGCAGTATCAAAGAAAGTTCCATTTAAAGCTACCGATAAACAGTTAAAATGGTTGTATCAAATCGGTGTTTATGGAGATAATGAAAGAGAAAAGGTATCTAGATAATGGACTATCAATACTTTAGAGATAAGCCAGTGCCTAAGTTAAAGCAACGTGAGAGAGTTGAGTGGATATTGATAACTGCGAGAGAAAGCAGTGAGCCAAAGGTATCAAGCAACACTTTTATTTATGACTTTCGCATACCAAGAATATCTGCACACATATTTAATATGCGTGAGGACTTGTGGGAAATAGAAACTATAAAAGAAAACAATGAGTTCTTTTATAAGTTGTTACTTACACCACAAGAAATATTAGAACAAGCAAAGAAAGGACAAACGTATGAGCAGACCACAATTATCTGATACTGATTATGGATTTAATGGATTAGTAAGGATATTTAATGAAAAAGAAATAGAGATAAACGAGTGGGTTATTGAAAAATTAGACAAAGAGCGTGGTGGTATTAAGTTTGTATTACCAAATGCAGAGGGAAAAATCTATCTTACATGGCTAGATTTATACCAAGTTGATGTTGTATTTGTTATATCACAAAAAAGATACAATGAAACTGTAATGCTAGGAGATGTCTATGAAATCATTGATGCACTAGAGAAATCAAGACTTAAAGTGAAAAAGACTATTGCAGATATGTTAATGAAAGCATTTAAAAGTGAGGAAGAATAATGGAGATTAAATTATATCGTTTAATCTACGAAGATGGAGAGTATTGCGTAGGCACAGAAGCCGAAGTAATTAGTAGTCATAATGAGTGGGTTGAGAATAGTGGTAGATTTGAAAAGGAAGAATGGAAAGATAATTTAGCTACAACTATTCAAGACTTAGAAGAACATTGGACAGTTGAACAGTTCTATACAGTAGTAATAAAAGTAGAGGAGAAATAATGGATAGTAAGTGGAGTATGATAGTTAAGGGTTTGTTAAACGAGGAAGATTACCTAGAAAAACAAATCAAAGCGTTTAGAAAGACCAGACTTACAGTAATAAAACAAATGCAAGAGGAACTTTCTATACAAGAGATTGCAAAACTTTTTAAGATATCAAGACAAAGAGTGTATAAAATAATAGAGAAAGGACAATAATGCCTAATTTTAATTTAGATAATTACGAAACAGTAGAAGATAGACTAAAAGCATTTTGGAAAGACAATCCAAAAGCAAGAATTAATACAGAGATAGTGCATATGACTGATGATGGAACTTGCGTAACTGTGAGAGCCGAGATATATAAAATGGAAGTAGATGCAAGACCAGTTACTACAGGTATAGCACAAGAAACTAAAGGGCAAGGTGGCTTTGCTAACAAAGATGCATGGGTAGAGAACTGTGAAACATCTGCTATTGGTAGAGCTTTAGCTAACTGGTTGTATCAAGGTAGCACTAAACCAAGACCTAGTAGAGAGGAAATGTCTAAGGTAGGTAATCAAGATGATAGAGTTGAGGTAGAGAAAAAGAGAGTGCAAGTACCTACTAAAGAACAGAAAGAACAGATGAACAAAGTTGTTGATGAAATGGTTGCAGAGCCAAAGAAAAAGAACAATGCATCTGCACTTAAACAACTTATGTCGGCAACTGTATCTGATGCAGAGAAATTAAAAGAGTATCAAAGAGATGCATACGTTGAATGTGTAAGCGAACTTAAAATGCCAGAAGAAGTAGAAGATTGGGATAACGAACAGATGACTACGTTTCTTGATGTATTCCATAAACTTGTAGAGAAAGACAAAGGTTTAGGCGACCTTAACGAAGTCTTTGTAACAGAAGATATTACTGATAAAGGAGGTGATGAGATGGGAGATGAGTGGAAAAGCAATCCTGCTACCGAAGCACAACTTAAATGGTGTAAGGATATAGTTGCTAAAGCTACTGACAAGAACATTGATGGACTTGCAGAACTTAAAAAACTATACAATGGTGGCGATATTAATGGAGAAACTGCTAGTGAAATCATATCTAACTGGAACGATAAGGTTAAGTAATGGAAGAGCTAGAACAAGCTAGTATCAATGTGCAAAGGTTGGTTGAAAGATTACAGAAACGTTTTCCTAATCACGATTTTAGCCAACCTGCACCATTAGATAGAAGATGTAAGAAAAGCACAACAGGTGTATGCCCTGTATCAAAACATTTAGAGTATGCAACTGACACTAATGGTAATGATTTTTGTATTAAGCAAATAAAGTTAGCTGATGAAAGCAACCCATACGCACATACAATCATTACTTGTAATGCAATAATTAAAACTAAAGAAGAAAAAGAATTAGCAAAAAAGGGAGTATTTTAATGGCAAATATATTTGATGAGCCAAAAGAATTAAAGAAGTGGGCTATTAAATTGGCTAACGCTTGTGGTGGACAAAAGGTAGAGAAATCTATTATGCTTACCAAGACAAACCCACAAAGAATTAGAGAACTAATGGATGAGTTTGTCAATGACCACAATGAGAACACAATTAAGATAGCTAAACAAATGGAGGAGGAATAGTGTCTAAGAGTATTGGAGAAAAAATAATAAGAGCAGTTGAACTTACAGAAAACCAGATGAATCAGTATAAAACAAAACCTTTGTATTATTATTCTGGTGGTAAAAAGAAATTTACAGAAGAAATGTATGATGGTGTTTTTTTAGACATTTTTACACCAAGACTTTATAAAATATACAGAAGTCAAAAAAGTAAATCAGAAATGAATAGCATTGTTATGGAAAGTATTAAAACATTAGCTTTTATGTTAAAAGTTGAGGATAATAAATTCTAATGTGTTTTAAAGACCACAACGATAACACTTTAAAGGTAGCTGAACAGCTTGGACAGATAGAGAAAACAGAGGAAGAGTAATGTTAGATGTAATTGTATTGATATCAGTTTTTGTAGGATTAAACTACTTAGCTTGGTATCTCATAGACAAAGATAAACTCTAATGTCATTTGAAAATGGAGATGTAATAACATATTGTTACGACTGTTTGACTTACAAATGTTGTTCGGTACAGAAAAATGATAAATCACAATGCTGTAGTAAGCTAACGTGTGATGAATATAGGGAGATAAAATGAGTAGTCCAGATGCAAAAGATTATCCAGTTTGTGTAAGGTGTAATCAAGTACCAGAGATACCATTAGATACAAAGGACACCTGTTATGACTGTAACAGAGGACACATTTAAAGCAGTTCTAAGTTAGCCCAACCTTTATTGTTAACTGTGAAAGTGAGAACAGCAGGGTGCGACCATAGTCCAGACCTTTCTGTAAAATCAATAGACTTATCTAAACTTGGAGATTGAAACCAAGCACGATTACCTTGATACTTACTACGCAAATGGTGGTAATGTCCTGTTATTAATATCTCTGCCTGTCCACTAGGTAGGTGTCCATACATCTGACCTTTCCACCAATTCTCTATCTTAGCTTCTGGATTAGAGCCACCACCTGTCATATGACCATGTGTCCAAGCACAAGTCTTACCTTTAATTTTCATAACTTGATGAAATCCATCTGGTATTTCAACTGATACCTTTCCATATCGTTCTGGATTAGCATTCATAATCTCTTGACATATCTGCAAGTGCATTGTATCGCTGTTATCTAATCTATTTGTATAGACTTGACCTTTACTGGACCTAGACATCTCACCATGATTACCTGGCACACCTGCAAGAACAAGTTTATCTGCTAAAGGTAAGAAAGTTTCAACAGTTTTCATAATCATAGAACGTGCAAGAGCATATTGTTCAATAAGAGAGAGCGAAACATTGAAGGGTTGACTGTCGTAAAAAGCTGCTGTGCAGTTTTCTGTAAGGTCACCAAGTCCTATCATATAAATCTCATCTATATTCACACCAAGTTTACGTAAGTCTTTTATTCTATTAACTGCATCTTGTAATGCTATGTCGTATCTTTTAATAGTATTCTCAACTCCATAGTCACGCTTACCTAGTTGCCAATCTGCCATAAAATATAAGAATGCTGTATCTCCACCTAATGTTTTCTTTTTTATTGGTGGTTTTTTCTTAGCTTGTTTAAATAATTCTTGAAAATACTTGTCGTGTCCTGGATTTTTCTTTCGTACAACGCCTTTAAATGCATAAAACGTTTCAGTTTTACCACCTTTTAGCTGAACATTCCACGAAGATGCACGTACAGAGCCTTCAATGTAATATAATTCAGGGTCAAATCCCCATTCTTTTAATATAGAATCGAACTTATTTCTGTAATCAGGGTCTACACCAACGTGAGTTATCTCACCTAGCCCTGTCTGTTCGTTTACTTCTAGTCCTGGTTGCCAACCTGATTTATAAAAGTTATTACCCCATTCATCAGGTATAAGTTTTTTCTTTGTGATACTTTCCTCCTGTCAATATAAGTGTACAGGATTATTAGTAATATTTGATTATTTAGAAACTTTTTTTGGTTGTGGACTTATTTTATTTTTAGCAAAAGACTTCAACACTGATAACACAGCAGCACCACCTGCTAAGGCAGCTACTTCAAGTGTACTTATGTCAACACCCAACGCAGGTGTAATGACAAGTGTTGAGGCAAATGTTTCTACAAATGTCCACAGACATCTTTCAATTAAATCTTTATATTCTTCACTCATCTTATTAAATTTCCTAACTTTAACTTATTCTCAATGTTCTCTAGTTTAGCAATAATTGTATCAAGTTTCTTTTGTATAAATTCAGGATGTATCATGTCAGGTGGACTTTCATTACTAATTGTGCTAACAGCAAGTCCTTCTACAATGTGTTGTCTCCAAGTATCACCAGGACAACTTGTTTGTTTAAACGAAGAGTGAGGTCTTAGTTCTCCACCGACTTGTTCGTAGAGCCACTTAACAGATGCAACAGCTTTATCTGAAGGTTTGTCGGTAGGCTTTGAGCCACCAAGCCAACACACAGCAACATAATGCTTGTTATTGTAGTTAATCTCTTGCCTACTGTTACCACCTTGTGCTGCACTTCTGTTT